GTCGGGCTGAGCCAGCAGGCCCGACCCAGGAGACTTGGAGCTGGGGACTTCCCCAGCGAGCACGGCGGGCACCTCGACCTCGCCGCCGTTCTTCACGACCATCCCGGCCACCTCGACCTCATCGAATGGGCCGACATAGACCAGGACAGTCGTCGGATTCTTGGCAGCCATCACGGCCCCTCTCAGGTGAGTCGCGCGGTGTAGCGCACGGTGTAGATGCGTTCAGAGGCCCAGCCCTCGTCAGCCCTGCCCTCGTTGCCCTCCCAGGCGACGACAGTCAGGGTCTGGAGACCGGGCACGCCGAGTTCGTTTGACTTGCGATCGGCCAGCCATTCCTCAACCACGGGCGCGAACTCATCGAGCCGGGATTCGGCATCGAAGGCATCGCCGCCAGGGGCCACGACCAGAACGACTAGGCGAAACTCGCCGGTCTCGTCCCGGTGATTGCGACCCGACCGCAGCGCAGCCGGGGGAGTCTCGGCACGCGGAGAGGCCGTGAAGACCATCACGCGCGCAATCGCGGCAGAGTCCCAGGAGTAGGTGACCTGGACGCCCTGATCCTTGAGGGCGGGGAGATCGGCCAGACCGTCCGTGACGGCCTTGCGGACCAGACGGGAGATCGTGCCAGCCATCAGGCGAACCCGAACCCAGCCAGACGCGAGCGCCACCCCAGCACCACGGCGTCAACCAGCGGGTAACCGAAGGGCCGATCCTCGCCGGGGATAACGAAGGTGGTCGTGCCGCCCGTGGCATCTGTGACACTTGAGCGGCGGTCATTCATCACCGACGCCGAGTTCGTCTCCAGGAGACGCGCACGAGTCGCCCACATCGCCGCGTCCTTGATGTCAGCGGGCGGGGTGGACGAGTAGCCGGCGTCGTAGGTGGCCACGATGTTGCGCGAACCGGACGGGAACGCCGCCCCGCTGGTCGCGTACACCACCCCACCCGGAAGCACGCCGAAGTCGCCCACCGTCTGCGCGGTGCCACTGAACGACAGGGCCGTCAGGGACAGCACGTAGGCGTGCGGCAGCGGCAGCGTGGTGCCACCCGTACCGTCCAGGGTCGCCGTCTGCGAGCGGGCCACGAACGAGGTGCCCACGACCCGCTCGATCGTCGCCGTAGCCGCAGCGGCCACAGCCCCGATCCGGGCATCGGTGAACCGCGCCTCACCCATGTCGGGCAGTTCGCGGAACTCAGCCTCGGTGAAGTAATCGGGATCTGCCATCACTCACCCCCTGCGCGTTCTGTAGTTGGTGGAGCCGCCCCGGCCAGGAGCCCGGTAGCGATGACCGGGGCGGACGTCACTTCTTGCGGGTCTCGGGCCGAGCGGCGGTTGCCTCCTCAGCCTTGGCAGCGACCGGTTCGGCGTGGCCGCGCGCGCACATCTCGGCGGCTTCGTCGTCCGGCAGGTCGACCTCTTCGCCAACACCCGGCCACGTCTGGCCGTCACGCGTCCCCGACAGCGGAATACGCATCTTGACCTTCATCACTTACCCCTTCGTCGTACGGCCCAAACGGAAGCGGCCAGAGCCCGGGCCCTGGCCGCAACCGATCAGGCCGCGTTGCCCGTGAATACCTTGATCGCGCCCGTCTGGTCGACGGTCAGGCCGTCGCCGCGCAGCAAGGCGCGGAAGGTCACGAGGTCGGTGTTGAAGGCGTAGTCGTCGGACCGCTCGAAGCGGACACCGTTGACCTGGCGCACGAAGTACGCCGAGAAGTCACCAAACGCCACCGACTTGGCCGACAGCGCGACGGCCGCGACATTGGGGTCAGTGACGACCGGCTTGCCCAGCAGGGTGTCCGGCACGCCGACCTGAACGGACGGCTGCCAGAGGTACTGGTTGGTGGTGTCCTTGAGCTTGCGCACAGCCGCCAAGGTCGAGTCCTTCATCAGCCAGGAGCACGACTGCGAATTGCGGTAAGGCGCAATCACGGAGAAGTACAGGTCGATGAGGTTGTCGGCGGTGAACGCGCCCGTGACGCCAGCGCCACCGGTCACGCCCGTGGACGCCGACGTGATGACGCCGGTCGGCTGGCTGGAGCCGGTGCCGGTCACCAGATGCGCACCGAAGGCGTTGCCCAAGGCGCGGCCAGCCTGCATGGCCAAGTAGCCCTCCAGGTCAACCCCAGTGTCGGCCAGCAACTCCGAGGACACCTGGATGAGGACGCCGTACTTGTACGCACCCAAGGTGCGCTTGGCGAACGCCGGGTCGGACGCGCCGATGGCCGCGCCTTCCGACACGATCGCGCCCGAGGAATGGGCGGTCGTGGTCGGAACCTCGATGTTCTCGCCCGAGTCCGTGTTCAGCACGGTCGGGCCGGCCATCATCACGCCGGACACCTCGATGAGGTGGGCGATCAACTGGTCGTAGAACGAGGTCGGGACGGTGTTGCCACCAGCGGTGGCAGTGCCCTTGGACAGCGACCGGTAGTCGACGCGACCCTCGGGCCGCAGATCGAACGACCGACGCTCGCCCTTGAGGAACTGCCGAAGCTCGGTGTTCTCCTTGGGGGCATCGTCGCGAACCTGCGGCTGGGCGAGCAGGCGGGTGAACGCCTCCTCGGTCTCCTTGGCGCGGGTCTCGGCCTCCTCGAGGTCCTTCACGCGCTCGGCGATCTGGTCGAGGTCGGCGTTCATCTTGTCGTAGGAGACCTGCTCCTCAGCGGTCAGGTCTCGGTTCTCGGTGGCAGCGGTGTCGAGGAGCGCCTTGGCCTGTTCCCAGGTGTTCGCGCGGGTCTCCTTGAGCCGCTGGACGAAGGTCACGTCAGGCATGACGGAACCCTCCTTTCTCCCCAGTGGGGATGGCGGTTGTTGATGGGAGGTTGCGAGGCGGTGTCGCCCCCCGCGTGTCGGCTACTTCTTGAGATCCAGCGCGCGCCGCAGCACGTGGATGCGGCCAGCCGAATCGGGAGTATCGCTCCGCTCGGACTGGCCGGAACCGGCCAGGTCAATGACCACGGCCGGGGGCTTGAGAAGGTCGCTGAGCTTGTTCTCGGCGGCCATGCGCTGCACTTCGGAAAGGTCGACCTCGCGTGCAGCGGCGAGCGACCGGAGGCCGGTGGACGTATCGGCATAGGCCGGGTTGTCAACCGGGGCCACGTCGACCAACTGCCCCGAGACAAGGGTGCGAACAGGGAAGCCCTGATCGGTCATGCCCCACTCGTCCTCGAAGGTGTAGAACGCGAACGAGGACTGGCGAACGTCGCCGCGCTGCACCAGCTGGAACACACGCTCCGACACGGCGTCAGGCAGCATGTCGACGGAATAGTCGAGGCCCGTGTCATCGAGCGCGAGGCGCAGCGAACCGGCCGCCGTGGTGCCCAACAGGTCGTCGTGGTTGTAGCGAGCCATCACGTCACGCCAGTGATCGTCACGCGACTTGTCGAAGAACCCCGGGGCGATCCGCTCAACGAACCCGCCGAGGTTCTTGGAGAGGCGGTCGAACTTCGCTGCATAGCCGCCGATGGTCCGGCCATCAGTAGCGCCGCGAACCTCCACCGGTGTACGAGTGAACCGCAGTTCAGGGGCGCCGCTCATCTGGCCTCCTTGGGTGTCGCCGCGCCGACCTTCGCCAACGGCGTGTAGTCCTGGCCCTTGCCGTCTGGCAACGGCTCTCGGTCCTCAGTCGTGCGGATCTCGTCAACGTTTGTTGCGCCGATCTCGCGGCCCACCCGGTGAATCTCCCAGCGCGTCTTGGCGTCCACGCGGATCATGGCGTCCACGTTGAACTTCACGTATTGCGGCTTGGGGAGAAGGTCAGACATTGCCACCTCAAACCGGGTAATCCACGGGCGCAAGGTGTTGGTAAGGAACTGGATCTGGTTGAGCTCCACCGTCGAGTAGGTCAGTGAGCCGGCCGAGTCGCCGCCAATCATCTCGGGCGGCACGCCGAAGATCGCGGCCACTTGGCTCGCGGTCAGGCGTGCGGACTGGACAAACCCGGCATCGTCGGCACTGAGGGACAGGAAGTCCAGCGACCAGTCCTTGCCGGTCACGAACGGCTGCCCGGCGCGGATATGTTCCTGCGCCCGCGCCCGGATCGTGTCGGCCTGCTCTGACGTCAGAGTCTGCTCGACGTTCTTCATGTGGACGCTCGGAACGGCTCGGTTCGCGTGCCACGTCGCCGCAAACTGCTGGGCCTCTATGCCTGCCTCGACGGCCAGGCGGCAGGCCGCCAGCGGCGACACGCCCAGCCGCTCGCCAGGGAGCACCAGGCCGGGAATGTGGAGCATCTGGGATTCCGGGACAACCCGACCTTCATAGATCCACTCGCCACGGCGATAGTCGACCTTGCGCGGGTCCAGCCATTCGATCGTCTTGTAGGTCTGGTTGGCGGCGTCGTAACCGATCTTGAGGCCATAGGCATTGCCTCGCATCAACGCGGACGCGAGGCCACGAGAGACCCACTCGCCGCGCGTCCCATACCGACCGGGCCGGTCGATGATGGTCGGCGTCGTGATCGGCTGACGGCCATCGCTTGTTCGGCGAAAGGCATGCACGGGGAGCGTGGACACCGAATCACAGATCAGCCGCACGGCAGCGAACACCGGCACCAACGCAAGCTGCGACTCCAGCGACGACCCGCCCGAGGGGGAGGGACCACCCTGAACCCACGGCAGCGACGTGATGGCCCGCTGCTCCTGTCGACCCCGGAAGAAAAGGCTCACGAGGTCGACGCCTTCCATGAAGCCCACAGGCAGAGCCCGCCGAACACGCCCAGCGCCAGCGGAGGCCAGATCGCAAAGGCGAACAACACCAGGGAGGCGGCCCCACAAGCATCCAGATAGGTGGTCACAGAGACCCCCTCTCAGTGGAACGAATCGAGCACGTCGTACGTCGCGGACTGCTGAGCGCCCCACAGGGCGAGGGTTGCGGCCTCCAGTGGCCCCACGTCAGAGATTCGGCGGCCCCACACGCGCCGGTCGCCTACGCGCCGCCAGTCAGCGCCAGCCACCGAGGCATTCAGAGTGTCGCTATTGGCATGCCGGATCGCGGCCTGCTCAACCGCGTCGTACAGGTCAGCGCAAGCAGTCACGTAATCCTCAAGACCAAAGTCCAGCACCCGGACGCCAGCAGCCCGAAGAGGAGCTATCAACGACTGGGCCGGGCCCTTGCAGTCGATAACCACCGGGGCGTTTGTGGCGTCCTGTAGTCGCTTGACCGCAGGCACCACCCACGGGCCGTTCCGCTCCCGTTGGGGCAAGTCCAAGACGGGAAAGTCGTCGCACGTCGCGGTGCCAATCGACACCCACACGCGGTCAACATCCATCGAGACGCCGACGCCGGCCACCTTGCCAGGCTTCCCCGCGTCAGCCAGAACCGCCCAGTTCGGCATCACCGAAGGGGACGGCTCTTCGAGCGGCACCGGCTGGTTCAGCCAGAAGCGGCGAAAGTCGGCTTCTGATACTTGGGGGTCGTCCCACGAATCAGCCAGCGCCTCAAGGTTCATCCACGCTGCCGCCGGACCGTAGGCCTCACGCAGCGCCTTGAGTCGCTCCCGCCGGTTATCGAGGTCCCAGTCTTCGGAGGCTTGCCGATGGTCGAAGAGGAGGAACTTCCTAGCCCTAGCCGAACTCTCGGCGTAGGCGTGCGTCCCCTCAGCAACTGACCCTTCGCCCTCGGCGTACATGGTCGAGGTTTCCAGCATCCAACCGGACGCCTCTTTGCGCTTGAGCAGATTGCGGGTCATCACGCCGTGTAGACGATGGAGACGGGGGAGAGTCCACAGGTGGGTCTCGTCAGCCACGATGAAGGTCGACTTGCCGCCATCCTTCGATGTGTCCGCGCTCGTCACCGGCTCCACAAAGCCACGCTTGCCCGGGAGATTGATCC